TAGTCCGCCATCACTAACATTAAGAAAAAAAGTTTTAGTATTAGATAAATCAGGAAACTTTTCAACTTCCGAAACCGTTACAGGTATTGCTTCAGATTCTACGGTAGTTACAGCAACAGTTATTTCATTTGATGCAGATAGGAATATTTTAACTTTAAGTAATTCTACTGGAATATTTGGTGAAGATACAACAATCACAGGTGATACAAGTGGAGTTACAGCCACCGTAAAAGTAACTGATTTAGCTACAGCAACAACAACAGTAGGAGCCACAGCAAATACAGCAGGTACTTTTTTAAATGAAGATGGTTTTATATCTGAAACTACAATGAAAATACAAGATAGTTTATACTATCAGGACTTTTCTTATGTTATTAAAGTTGGTCGAACAATTAATGACTGGCGAGATAGTTTTAAAAAGACAATGCACACAAGTGGTTTTTACTTTACAGGTCAAGTTAATATTCAAACACAGGTTGATGCTCAATTAAGAAGCTTTACAACAGCAAATTCTGGTGTTAGTTATGACGGTATTCAATTAGTTCTTAATACTCTATTCTCAACAATCTTTGGTAGAAGATTAGGAACAACAACAGATGGTACAACATTAAGAATAAATCCAGAGTTGGGTGTTGATCCAGATTTTTCAGATTCTACGATTACACCTTTAAACAAAAATACAAGAGATTTAACACTAAATCAATCTATTACTATAAACCTACCAGAAATTAAAGAAAAAGTTGCTATTAGAAGTAATACTACAAGATATGGTGTTCCTGTTGCAGGTCCTACATTTAAAAGTATTGGCAAATTTTCTTTAGGTTCTAACTTTGGTAATCAAACATCTATAGAAATACTAAATGCTTTAAGACTAGGTGGCACATTAAATAGTAATATTGATGGTGAGTTAAATAATTTAAGTGATTTTAACTTTAAATTAAAAACTAGTTTTGCTATACCCTCTGAAATATGGCACGTATCTGGTGATACTTTTGATGAAACTTTAACAACATTTGACCAGACAAATGTTAAATTTGATACTGTATAAAAATGATTATAAATAGTAAAGAGAAATTAGTTATAACAGTAAATGGTCAGTTAATTTTTAAACAAGTACCTGAACCAAACGTTAAAATAACTGTTATAAAAAGAGTAGAAGAATAGAATGGCAAAACAAATAATTAACATAGGTACTACGGACAATGATGGAACAGGTTCTACCATTAGAGCTGGTGGTGATATAGTTAATGATAACTTTACAGAAATTTATAATTTTTTAGGAGGAAGTTCATTACCATCAACAGTACAAATAACTACAAGAACACCTGTAAATACAGGTCAAAGTGGCGATGTTGCTGGTTTGATTGTTGCCGATTCTTTATATATTTATGTTTGTATAGGAACATTTGATGGTTCTACGATAATTTGGAAAAGAATAACACTTGGATCTTATTAATTTATGTATAAATATAACAAAGAATAGAGAATTATGCCAGCAATTATAACAAACAAATTTAGAATACACAATCAGGAACAATTCGTTGAGTCTTTTACAGAAGCTTCACCAAATGTGTATTATATGGGTATTGGTAGATCACAAGCGTGGGCTACGTCCACAAGAGGCGACAGCCGTACTCAATACGAAGGCACAGATGCCTCTCCATTAACACCAGTCGATTCAGTATCACAAGAGTTTCATACATTTGATGATATTTTAGCGGCTAAAAAAGTTACAAGTTCAGATGTTTCGGTTGTTATTCCAAGAAGAAATTGGACTACAGGTACAGTATATGATTATTACAGACACGATTATGGTCATTATGTAACAGGTTCAACTTCAAGTGTAATTACAGCAGATAGTGGTGCTACAGCTTTATATGACGCTACTTTTTATGTTTTGAATAGTAATAATAGTGTTTACAAATGTTTAGACAATAATGATGGTGCTACTTCTACAGTAGAACCTACTACAGTTTTAACACCAATACAAACAACTAGTGATGGTTATAAGTGGAAATTTATGTACACTCTTTCTGCCTCTCAACAAACAAATTTTTTATCAACAGATTTTATGGCCGTTGTAACAGACTCAACAGTGGCTGCCGCTAACACAGCCGGTGCTATTGATATAGTAAAAATTAAAACAGCTGGATCAGGTGGTACAGATGGTACTCATACGGGTATTGCTATTAGAGGTGATGGTTCAAGTGGTACAGTTTCAGTTACAGTTTCATCAGGAGTTGTAACAGCAGTAACAGTTACAGCAGGAGGAACAGGTTATACATTTGGTTACATAAGAAACGCTGATATAGTTTCAGCAGGGGCTACAAGTTTAACAGGTGCTGAATTAGATGTTATCATTGGTCCTAAAGGCGGCCACGGTGAAAATGCTTTAATAGAATTAGGTGGTTACTTTGTAATGTTAAACACTAACTTTGAAGCAGGCGAAACATCAAACTCTGGTGACTTTACAACAGCAAATGATTTTAGACGAGTTGCTTTAATGAGAGATCCAGAATCAGGTGGTTCTGCTGCATCTTCAACTACTTTAAGAGGAACAAAAGCTGTACTAGTAACTAGTCCAAGTGGTACATTTACAGCAGATGAAGAAATTAATCAAGCAACTACTGGCGCAGTCGGTAAAGTCGTAGAATGGGATAGTTCAAATAATATTCTTTATTATATACAAACAAGATTTAATGATGAAGGTGTTGACGCTAACGGTAATCAAACAGCGTTTTCTGGTACTAATACTATTACAGGTCAATCATCATCAGCAACAGCAACGCCATCAAGTTCATCAACAACGGTAGATAGTGTTATTTTTGCTAGTGGTTATAGTTCTGGTGAAATTGATGAAGATGCGGGTGATGTACTATATATTGAGAATAGATCGCCAATTACAAGAGCGTCCGATCAAACTGAGAATATTAAATTAATAATTGAATTTTAGAGGGAAATAAATGCCAAGTCCAACAGACTTTAACCTCTCGCCTTATTATGATGACTTTACCGAGTCAAAAAAGTTCCATAGAGTTCTTTTCAGACCTGGTTTTGCCGTTCAAGCGAGAGAATTAACACAGACACAATCAATCTTACAAAATCAGATAGAACGATCTGGTGATCACTTCTTTAAAAAAGGAGCGATGGTCATTCCAGGCGAGATTGCTTTTGATGTAAACTATTATGCTGTAAAATTATCAAGTATTGATAGTGGTGTTTCTTTATCTTCTTTTAACGGTATAGAAATAACAGGTGGCACTTCAGGTTTAAAAGGTAGAGTTGTAAATACTGTAGATACAGACGGTACTGATCCAGATACTTTATATGTTAAATATGTTGATTCAGGTACTTCAAATACAGAAATAGCCTTTACAGATAGCGAAACTTTAACAGGAACAGCTACATTAAGTGGTACACCGACAACAATCAATTGTGTAGTAGATACTACAGCAACTGGTTCAGCTGCTTCTATTGTTGCTGGTATTTATTACATAAACGGATTTTATGTATCTGTAGATGACCAAACTATCATACTTGACAAATATACAAATACACCAAGCTATAGAGTTGGTGTTACAATTACAGAATCTTACGTTACTCCTAATGACGATACAACATTAAACGATAACGCCGCTGGTTCTTCAAACGTTAATGCTCCAGGAGCTCACAGATTTAAAATTTTATTAACATTAGCTAAAAAGACTTTAACTACAACTGAAGACAATAATTTTATTGAATTATTAAGATTAGAAAATGGATTTAGACAAAACCAAGTTAGAAGTACCGATTATAATATATTAGAAGATAATTTAGCAAGAAGAACATTTGACGAATCAGGTGACTATTCTATTAAACAATACGATTTGGATGTTAGAGAACATTTAATATCAGGTACAAATAGAGGTATTTACACAGCTATAGATGGTGGCGATACTACAAAATTAGCTGCTGGTATTGGGCCAGGTAAATCATATGTAAAAGGTTATGAATTAGAAAATATCGGTACAACTTATGTTGATATTGATAAGGCTAGAGAATTTAATACACAAAATAATTTTAATACAAGATTTGATGTAGGTAACTTTGTCAATGTAACAAATATCTATAACTCACCAGATATTGGATTGGTATCAGGTGATGTAGAGGCATTTAAAGCTGTTAACTTATATAAAACAGCTACATCTGCACGTGGTACTGAACAATCAACTTCAGGTGTAAATGTTCCTCAAATTGGCCGTGCTAAATCAAAAGGTTTTGAATATGTAACTGGTACAGCTTCAGGTAATACTTTTGCTAGCGGTTCTTTAACATCAGCAATTTACAGACATTATCTTTTCGATATTAATATGTTTACTCACATTAATATTACTACAAACCAAACTTTCACAACAGGTGAAGTTATAACTGGTGGCACTTCAGGTGCTACTGCTACTATTCAGTCATTAACAGCAATTGAAAGTGAAACTGTAACTAGTCTTACTTCAGCTAGTCCTGGTGTAGTAACAATTTCTGGTGGCCATGACTTTGTAGAAGGCCAACAAGTTACTTTTGCTGGTACATATTCAGTAGATAGTGTAGTTCAATCATCAAATGTTTATACAGTTAGAAATCCAAACTCAACTACTTTTGAGTTATATGATACAGACGGAACAACTGCTATAAATGTTACGGCTTTCACATCAGCAACAGCTACACACGGTGTTGTTGTAGTTTCAAACATACAAGGTACTTTTAGTACAGGTGAAACAATTACAGGTGGCACTTCAAGTAATACTGCCGTTATTCAATCAGACGCTGTTGGTTTTAGTGGTATAACTAGTTTTGACTTCCCACAAGTTAAACAAATTGGAATGCCAGGTGGATCTTTAATTACTTACACAGCTGATACAGTTTTAGATTCAACTTATGGTGAAAATTGGCAAGTATTTGGTTCTATATCAGTATCAAATAGTGGTACAACTGTTACAGGTTTTGGTACTTTGTTCAATACTGAATTAAAAATTGGTGATAGTATAACATTTACAACAGACGCTGGTTCATCAATCACTAGATTAATTGAATCGATTACTTCAAATACAAGTTTAGAATTATCAACAGCTGTTGGTGGTAGTGATGTGTCAACAAAAACAATTGCTACTAGAAATAGAGGTAAACTACAAGATTCAAATAAAAATATTTCTATTTTTCAATTACCTAACGAAAGAATTAAAACTTTAAAAACAACATCAAACTCTGGTTCAACTGATACTAACTTTGAAATTAGAAAAAACTTTACAGGTGATTTATCAGCTGATGGTGATATTTCAATTACTGCTGGTTCAAATGAAATCTTTAGTGCTTTAGCAGAAAAAGATTTTGTTGTTTCAATAGTTGCTACAGGCGCTGGCGGGTCAGGTGCCGTTGGTGATGTATTAAGTTTATCTGGTAATAACCACGAAGGATCAGCAATATTTACTCCAAGTGGATCACCAACTGGTAAAACATTAACACTAGATTTTGGTGCTAACTATGCCAGTCATACTGTAAAAATATTAGCAACAATTAATGTTTCAATCTCTGATTCAAAGAAAAAAGTATTAAACTCTAATTCAACAGTTGCTATTTCAACACAATCTATTATAGAGAGTGGTGTTATTGGTTTAGCAAAAGCAGATGTTTATGTTATTAACGCTGTTTATATGGCAGCAGATTTTTCAACAGCTGCTACAGTTTCAGATACAGATATTACAAGTAGATTTACTTTAGATACAGGTCAAAGAGATAATTTTTATGACATTGGCCGATTAGTTTTAAAAACGGGTGAACTAACACCAACAGGTAGATTACTTGTAGATTTTGATTATTTCTCACACGGCGCTGGTGATTATTTTGATGTAGATTCATATTCAGGGGTAATTGACTATGAGAATATTCCAAGTTACACTTCCGACACAACAGGTGACGTATTTGATTTAAGAGATTCTTTAGACTTTAGACCAAGAGTTGATGACGCTTCAACCATTAATTCAGGAACACAAGATCGTTCATTTGATGGTTTAGGTGGTTCAGTTGTTAATGTAGTAAAATTCAATTCAAATGTTTCAAGTGATTTTGAATATTATTTACCAAGAGTTGATAAAATCTTTTTAGATAAAGAAGGTAACTTTAAAGTTGTAAAAGGTTCTAGTGATTTAAAACCTCAAATACCAAAAGGTTTAGATGGTGCTATGCATTTATTTACTGTGTTTTTAAATCCATATACTTTAGATGAAAAAGATGTAAGTGTGCAAAGACAAGATAACAAACGATACACAATGAGAGATATTGGTCGTTTAGAAAAAAGAATTGAAACTGTAGAATACTATACTCAACTTTCACTATTAGAAGCTAACGCTCAATCGTTACAAATACAAGACGCTGAAGGATTTGATAGATTTAAAAATGGATTTATTGTAGATAATTTTACAGGTCACGGAATAGGTGACGCTGGTAATTTAGATTATAAAGTTTCTATGGATATGGCCAAAGGTGAATTAAGACCAATGTTTAATGAGAAATCAATTCAATTAATAGAAGCTGATGATGATGGTACAACAATATTAGCAGCAGATAGAACAGCTGCGAATTATCAAAAAACAGGTGATCTAATTACTTTACCTTATACAGAAACTACAATTATTGATCAACCTTATGCTAGTAAGTTTGTGAATGTAAACCCATACAATATATTTACTTGGACAGGTTCAATAGCACTTAATCCTCCAGGAGATGAGTGGAAAGAAACAGAAAGAGTGCCAGATTTATTAGTCAATGAAGAAGGTAGTTTTGATACAATGGTTGCCGCTTTAGGTAATCCTAATTTAAGTAGTATTGAAATTAATACTGTCTGGAACGAATGGCAAGACCACTGGATTGGTGCTCCTGTTGAAACAGTATCAAGAGGTAATATTCATAGAACTCACAACAGAGTTGCTGGGAGAGGTCGAGGCGCTAGAGGTTGGTTGGTAAATGCTAGAGATAATGTTATTACATCAACTCAACAAGTTCAACAAACAAGAACAGGAATTAGAACGGCAATTGTTCCTCAAGTTGTAAGAACAGCGTTAGGTGATAAAGTTTTAAGTATTGCCTTTATACCTTTCATTAGAAGTAGAACAGTTAGTTTTACTGCTACAAGATTAAAACCAAATACTAGAGTTTATCCTTTCTTTGATGAGACTGATGTAGCTAGTTATGTAACTCCTGATAGTGGTTCATTAGGTGGTAATTTAGTAACAGACTCTAATGGTGCAGTGTCAGGTACTTTTGCTATTCCTGATCCTACAAATAATTCAAATCCTAGATGGAGAACAGGTCAAAGAGTATTCAGATTAACAAGTTCAGTAACAAACTCAACTACAGATGTTCAAACGGCTGGAGAGGCCGATTATACGGCTAGAGGCTCTATTGAAACTGTACAAAATACAATTGTTTCAACTAGAGAAGCTGTAACCGTTAGACAAACTGTAAACGATACAAGAAATCAAACAAGATCATCTACAAGAACAACACAAGAAGTTATTGATTGGATTGATCCTATTGCTCAAACATTTATGGTTGATGATAATGGCGGTGCCTTTATTACTTCCATGGATTTATTTGCTCAATCAAAAGATGATGATATTCCAATTACACTTCAAATTAGAGAAGTTGTAAATGGTTATCCATCTCGTACAATTGTTCCTTTTGGAGAAGTTGTTTTAAATCCTAGTCAAGTCAATATAAGTGATGACGCTAGTACAGCAACCAAATTTACATTTAATAGTCCAGTTTATTTACAAGAAAAAACAGAATACTGTTTATGTCTATTAGCAAACACAAATAATTATAATATGTGGGTGGCTAGAGTAGGAGATACACAAGTAGGTTCAGATAGAACAATATCTGAGCAACCATATGCTGGTGTCATGTTTAAATCACAAAATGGTTCTACTTGGACTGCTGAACAATTAGAAGATATTAAAATGAAAATTAATCGTGCTGAATTTAGTAATGTTACAGGTTCAGTTACTTTATGCAATGATTCTAATCCAGTTAAAACATTAAAAAATAATCCTTTAAGAACAACAAATAGTTCAGGCGTAATTAGAGTATTCCACAAAAATCATGGAATGCACGGAACAGATAATAATGTTACTATAGCTGGCGTTGCTTCAGGAACATATAACGGCATAGCACATGACGCTATTAACGGAACATATACAAGTATTTCAAATATAACTTTAGATAGTTATGATATTACAACAGCTGGTACAGCAAACGCTACAGGTGATGTTGGTAGTTCAACTGTAACAGCAACACAAAATAATTTATTTGATGTGGCAAATATTAATTTAGCTACATTAACAGTTCCTGGAACTGGTATAACTTATAGTATTAGACCTACAACAGGTAAATCAGTTCATGGTTCAGAATCAGAATTTACTTTAACCTCAGTTACAAATGCTTTAGCAATTAATCCTAGTGATAACATTTATTTCACAACACCTTGTATGGTGGCAAGTGATATTAATCAAACAAACGAAATGTCTGGAAATAAATCACTCTTTGTAAATCTATCATTGTCAACAACTAGTACAAACTTATCTCCGTATTTAGATACGGCTAGAATGAGTATGGTTGCTGTTCAAAACAGATTAAATCAACCAACTTTAGGTAACACTCCTAGTTTTGTTGATGATACTACTTCATCAGGAACATCCTCAGCGGCCGTTTATGTAACTAAACCAGTAACACTAGAAAATGAATCAACATCATTAGAAGTTAGATTGACTCAAAATGTTAGAGCAACTTCAAGTGTTGAGGTATATTTTAGATTGACAGGTGCTGAAGAAGACAGAAAAATTGATGATTTAGGTTGGATTGCTTTTAATGATGATGGATCCGAAGATACAACAGTCATACCTGCTGAAGATGACAATACATTTAAAGAATACAAATATTCAGCAAGTAGCTTAAACACATTTACCTCTTTTCAAATTAAAATAGTAATGAAAGGTACTGTTTCATCATATCCACCTATTATTAGAGATTTAAGAGGGATTGCTTTAGCAGTATAACATGAGTAGATTAAAAGTAGAAGGATTTGAAAGTTTAGTAAGAGATACAAGATCAAATGGTATCATACACACAAACAAAACTGAATACTCATTATATATGAAAAGAGTAAGAGATAGAGAAAAACAAGGTGATGAAATAAGAAACGCTGTAAAAGAAATAAATAGTTTAAAGGCAGAATTAAGAGAAATTAAAGATTTACTAAAAAAGGTAACACAATAACATGGCAACAAGAAGTGTAGCAACATCAGATACTTTAGAAACGTTTAGAACCACGTTTAATAGTCTAGGTACAGACGTTGGTGATTTAAATAGTTTAACAACAACTGATAAAACATCAGTAGTTGCTGCTGTTAATGAAGCTAAAAGTAGCACTTTTAGTTTTACTTTAAGAGATTCATCATCAACAACTCAAACAATATTTGGTACGGATACATTAAATGTTATTGGTTCTGGTGGTATTTCTGCTGTAGTATCTGCAACTGATACTTTAACAATATCTTTAGATTCAACAATAACAGGATTGACTAGTATAACATCTACAACTATTACAGATGGTACATTATCTATTAATAGTGGTTCTATATCAAGTGCGACTAGTATAACATCTACAACTATTACAGATGGTACATTATCTATTAATAGTGGTTCTATATCAAGTGCTGTAAATGGTAACTTTTCAGGTGCAGTCACAGCAACATCTTTTTCTGGAGATGGTGCTTCATTAACCGCATTAAATGTTTCTACAGATAGCACACCACAACTTGGTGGCAACCTAGACACACAATCTTTTACTGTAGATGGTAGAGATGTTTCAACAGATGGTACTAAATTAGATACAATAGCAACAAATGCTACTGCTAATCCAAATGCTATTGACAATGTAGTTGAAGATACAACACCACAATTAGGTGGTAACTTAGATACTCAATCATTTACAGTAGATGGTAGAGATGTTAGTACAGATGGAACTAAACTAGATACAATAGCAACAAGTGCTACTGCTAATCCAAATGCTATAGATAATATTGTTGAAGACACAAGTCCTCAGTTGGGTGGAGGTTTAGATTTAAACTCAAACAATATAACAGGAACAGGTAATATAAATATAACAGGTGATTTAGATGTAACTAACGATATTCAAACTGATTCATTAGGAGTAGGTACTGCACCATCAGGAACAAGTGGAGAAATAAGAGCAACAAATGATGTAACAGCTTTTTATTCTTCAGATATTGCACTTAAAGAAAATATTGTTAATATACCTGATCCTATCGAAGCACTTAAAAAATTAAATGGAGTTTTATTTGATTGGAAAAAATCTTATATTGATGAAAAGGGTGGTGAAGATGGTTACTTTATTAGAAAAAAAGATGTCGGAGTTATAGCTCAAGACGTTGAAAAAGTTTTACCAGAGGCAGTTGCAACAAGACCCGATGGTATTAAAGCAGTTAAATATGATAGACTAACTTGTCTATTAATTGAAGCAGTAAAGAAATTAAACGATAAAGTAGAAAATTTAACTAAATAGTTATTATAAATATATAAATAGTAATAACATGAGAAAATTAAATAAGGAGAATAGATAATGGCTGTCCCTAGCAACCCTAAATTATCAGATATTCAAACAGAGTTTGGTGGAACTGATCCAATAGAACTTTCAGAATACTACTCTGGTGGATCTTTTGTGCCAGCAGGCTCACCTGCTCCAAATGGCCCTATACCAAGTTCTGGCCAGATAAGAATGGGTCAATTTAGAGGAGCTGTTAATGCTGCATATGTAGCTGCTACAGGTGGTACTATAACTACTTCAGGTGATTATAAAATTCATACATTTACAGGCCCAGGAACTTTTGCAGTTTCTTGTGCAGGTAATCCAGCAGGATCAAGTACATTAGACTATTTCGTAGTCGCTGGTGGTGGAGGTGGTGGTTGGTCAGGACCTGGGGGATACTCAAATAAACAATATGGCGGTGGTGGTGCTGGAGGATTTAGAGGATCTTCAAGTTGTTATCCTGCTCCTAACCCTTTAATAGGTCCGGTATCAGGTCTAACAGCTTCAGCAACATCATATCCAATCACAGTTGGTGGTGGAGGTGGTGGTCTTACAACTGGTTCAAATTCAGTTTTTTCTAGTATAACATCAAGAGGTGGTGGCGGTGGACCTTCTTCAGGAAGTACTCCCGGAACTCCAGGAGGATCTGGAAGTGGAGGTGGTGGTGATGATAGCGTTAAACCAGGTGGATCAGGTAATAGTCCTCCAGTAAGTCCTCCACAAGGAAATAATGGTGGTCTTGGTAATGGATCAGGTGGAGTATCAAATAACGGCGGTGGCGGTGGTGGTGGTGCCGGAGGTGCTGGTGGTAATGCTAACTTAAATACGCTAGGTGGTCCTGGTGGAGCTGGTTCTTATATACCAAACACATTTT